CGGCGAACGGCGCGGGCGGCTGGTTTTACGATCAAGTGATGAAGTCTCTGCGCGGCGAAACTGAGTGGGTCGTGTGCTTCATACCGTGGTATTGGATGCCGGAGTACCGCCGAAAAGTAAACCCATACTTCGAGCGCACCCCCGAAGAAGACAAGCTAGCGCAGGCCTACAAGCTAGACGACGAGCAGTTGATGTTCCGCCGAGCAAAACTTGACGAGCTGGGATCATCTGATTTGTTCCGGCAAGAATACCCGAGCACCCCGATCGAAGCGTTTTTGACTTCCGGCCGGTGCTTTGTAGAGGACGCGGTTCTCCGTGACGCCGAAGACAACTGCTATACCCCGGACTTCCGAGGCGATTACCGTTCCGGAGTTTTGGAAAATTACACGCACGGGCCTTACAAAGAGTGGTGTAACCCTGATCCTGATGAAAATTATGTGATTGGGGTGGACGTTGCCGAGGGTCTGTCCTACGGAGACTACAGTTGCGCGCAGGTTTTAGACTCGAGAGGCAACCAAGTAGCCTGCTATCACGGGCATATAGACCCTTTCGAGTACGCTAATTTCTTAGGAAAGCTAGGTGATAGATGGAATAGAGCCTACATGGTGGTGGAAAGAAACAACCACGGCCTCACTACATTGCGCCGATTACAGGAGATACAGTACCCCAACCTGTTTGTAGAGAGTTCAGTTGATGGTGCATATGGTGACAAGCTCACTAAGCGTGGTGGTTTTTTAACCACATCAAAGACAAAACCCCTGATTATCGACAACCTTGCCGCCCTACTTCGACAGCGTGAAGGGGGTGTTGCAGACATCGAGTTAGTTAATGAATTACGAACGTATGTTATTGATGATAAAGGGAGTTTCAATTCTCAGAATGGATGTTATGATGATAGGGTGATGGCATACGCCATCGCCTTGCATGGATTAGCCTCAATGCCCCGCCCTCGCATTCATATTGCGCGGCGCGGCTTTAAGAGTTTGGACTCGACTGTGGGCTATTAGATGCAAGATCCAGCAGAGTTAATGTACGAAGAAGAGTTTGTCTCTGACGAAGACCTCGACGGGCAGCAGGAGCAAGAACTGCAAAGCTTGGGTCATCGCCTGAAAGACATCTTTCAAGAGTACAAAGACGCACGAAAAGAAACTGAGAACGAGTGGCTTAAAGATCTGCGCCAATACAATGGGCAGTACGAGCCCGAAATCCTTGCGCGCCTGAATGATCATGGCGGCGCCCGTTCTAAAGTTTTTGTAGGCCTCACCCGAACTAAGGTAATGGCCGCGTACTCTCGTATTGTTGATCTGCTCTTTCAGCATGGCGACCTTTACTTTGCGGTACACCCTACCCCGATCGCCGACATCGATCCTTTGACCGCTGCGCGAATGCGCCAGCAGGCAATGCAAGAAGTCATGATGGCCTCTGGCATGGCTGACCCAATGCAGAATCAAGATCTCATGCTTGAGCGCATGGGCGAGCTTGAAGAGGGATTCAAAGAAGTTGAGCAGAAGATGGCGGAAGAAGCTGCCAAGAACATGACTGTTCAGATTAAAGATCAGCTGATTGAGGAACGCGCCGACCAGAAGTTGAAGCAATCCATACTTGAGGCTTGCATATTTGGATCAGGGGCAGTCAAAGCAGGAACTGTTCGAATCGATACTAAGCAGTCTTACGGGAAGGCTATAGACCCTGAAACTGGCGCGCAGACCTACGCACTGAGCGTAGTTGAGACCCCAGTCCCCGAGTTAGAAAGCGTATCTATATTTGATTTATATGTCGACCCTTATTGCACGACTCTCGATGATTGCAATGGATTATTTCGTCGTCATGTACTAACACGTCGCCAGTTCCGGGACTTGGCTGATCTACCAGACTTTGACGATGAGATGGTCCGGTACTTACTCAAGATGAACCGGACAGGTAATCATGTTGAGGAAGAGCATGAAAGAACACTGCGTAGGATTGCTGGCATTAGGGATCATGCTGAGTCTAACCGTTTTGAAGTATTTGAATACTGGGGTGATGTTGACGGTTACGCCCTAGAAGAGCACGGGATAGACGTCCCTGAAGGTATGGAGCTGAGTGATCAGTTCTCTGCATGTGTCTGGTTATGTGAGAGCAAGATTTTAAAAGTCATGCTAAACCCGATTGCTGGGTACAAAATTCCATATCACATCTTCCCGTATGAGCGTAATCCTCATCAGTTTTGGGGTATCGGCGTGCCTCGCATGATGCGTGACAGCCAAACAACAATGAACGCTGCTGTTCGGATTTGGTTAGACAACATGGCCCTTTCATCAGGCCCAATGGTTGAGGTTAATACTGACCTTCTGGCAGCGGGCGAAGACCCCACGGACATACACCCATGGCGAGTATTCTTGCGCGAAGGTGGTGATGGTTCTATGCCGGCAGTACGTTGGTATCAACCGGTGGCGAATGCCAATGGATTAAACCAGATCGTGGAAATCTTCCGCCGATTTGCGGATGAGACGACCAGCCTCCCCTCCTACACTCACGGGGAGCAAACGGCATCGTTAAACAAGACAGCTACGGGCATGTCTATGTTGATGGGAGCTGCGAACGTAGCGCTCAAAAGTACAATTAAAAACATTGATGACTTCCTTTTGGAGCCAATGATTGAAGCAATGTTCCACTGGAATATGGAGTTCAATCCGAGGGAAGACATCAAAGGCGATCTCAGGATCGTCGCAAGAGGTAGCACTGCTCTTGTTCAAAAAGAAGTGCAAAGCCAGCGACTGCTCCAATTCCTGTCACTGGTTTCTAACCCCATGGATGCGGCTTTAGTGGATCGACCTAGTTTGTTGCGCGACATCGCGCAGACATTAGATATCGACCCGGATGAAATTATTAAGTCTGAAGAGAGGTTGCAAGCTGAACAAGCACTCCAAAATCAAATGCTCGCCGGAGCAGGCCCGAGCGGTACTGGAACTCCGGCTCAGCCCGGCATGGTCCCTGATATCGGACCTGCTGGCGTCCCGATTGGCTGACGCTAGAGACCGGCTAGAGCAGGCAGACGAAAAGAATTTTAGGTTTGAGCAAGGCCGCGTAACTGAGTTGCGCTTCGCGCTTGAACTTGAAGATACCGCGAAAGCGGTACTAGACCGAGAGCGGACCCCTAACCGGAAATCCGCAATTACTTAACGGACATCCCCTTGTGGACCCGAGGAAAAATATATGGCTAGTAGAAATGACCCTGAGCGTTTAGAAGCTGAAGCACGAGAAATGCTCAGCAAGCTGACAGAAACTGAAGCGGAATCTCCTGTCGACGTGGAGCAAACCGAAGAAGTGGAAGCGCTTGCTGAAGAGACCCCCGAGCCTACGGATACGGTCGAAGTTGAAAGTGCGGATGAGGCTCCAGTATTTGAGGAAGAACGCGGCGAAGAAACTCAAATGCAGGATCGGCTAGATAAAGCCGAGAAAGCGATGAAAGGCGCTCAAGCGAGGATGACCAAAGCAACCCAAGAGGCTGCTGAACTCCGAAAGTTAAATTCGGATTTGATGCAAGCTGTTGGCGATCTTAAAGGTCAGCTGGAGGAGAGACAAAAAGACAATGAGCAACTGGCAAAAATCCGGGAGGAATATCCCGACATAGCTGGCCCGCTCCTTGACGAGTTAAGTCGAACCCAAGCAGAGGTTTCAAGCACCAAGGATGCCTTGGCAGCTGAAGAACGCAGACGACAGGAAGCCGTTGCAACACAAGCGCAGGCTGAGCATTTTGACCGAATCCGAGCGATTCATCCCGATGTAGATCAACTGATCGAAACCGCGGACTGGATTAATTGGCTGGAGGTTCAAGATCCTCGAACGCACGAGTGGGTGGAACGCGGATCTTCTAACGATGTCAATGCGATTTTGACGCGGTTTAAGGTTGATATGGGCATGAAGCCACCCACGCCGCAAGAGCAGGCTCTCGAGAAAGCAAGGAAGGTTGCAGAACCTAAGATGCCAAAAACTCGGAAGCCTAATACTGGTGGAAAGAAAACTTGGACTGTGGAAGAGATCAAGCGGATGCCGAATCGAGACTTCGAGAAGTATCAGGGTGAGATCTTAAAAGCCATGGAACAAGGATCAATCCGCCGTTAATTAATACTCTTGTGAGGAATTAAACAATGGCTTTTTCATTTTTCAGCACGGGTGCTACATCTGAAGTAAATTTCGTCCCAGAGGTGTTTTCAAAACTCCTTCAGGCTAAGTTTTACAAGCAGTCTGTACTGCCCGCAATTTCAAACACTGACTACGAAGGCGAGATCTCAGGTCAAGGCGACAAGGTTGTAATCCGAACCGTACCCGCGGTAACGATCAACGACTACGCTGGTACTGTGTCAAACCAAGAGCTTACTACTGCCAAGGTCGAGATGTTGATCGACAAGGCTAAGTACTACAGCTTCAAGATTGACGACGTATTGGCAGCTCAGGCTGACATCAACATGCTCGAAGCTGCATCTTCTGATGCTGCCGAAGGTATGCGCGTTGCAGTTGAGTCTGACGTAATGTCTTCTGTGATTACCGGTGCTACTACAATCGGTGCTCAGACTACAATTACTGCGGGCAACATATTGGGCGAGATCCTTGGGCTGTCTACAGCGCTGGATAACCTGAACATCCCAGAGGAAGGACGATTCATCGTTTTACCTCCTTCGATGATCAGCTTGCTCAAGCAGTCAGAACTCCGTCAAGCGTACTTGACTGGCGACTCAGAGTCTCCTCTGCGTAACGGTCGTGTAGGTATGGTAGATCGTTTCACTGTTTATCAGTCAAACATGTTGCACACACCCGCAGGTACCGCAGACGCTGGCTACACCCACGTTCTTGCTGGTCACCCAAAGGCGATCTCATTCGCGTCACAGTTCACTAGCACTGAAACTGTACGCCTTGAGTCAACTTTCGGCGATGCTGTTCGTGGCTTGAAGGTATACGGCTCTAAGGTCGTAGTTCCTGACTGCCTCGCTGTAGGTAAGTGGTCGGTAAGTTAAAGACCGGTACGGGGGGCGAAAGCCCCCCTAAATTATTGGATTTATTATGGAAACTGGTAAGCGCTTTAAAAAGGACGAGCTATTTAAAGAAGCTCAATCGGAGTTCAGTGTAAAGCTGGATCGTCGATTAAGCCTCGAGCAGCTTGAAGATCAGATTGCCCGACTACGTCAGCACGGCAAAGAGCCTGCTGAGTCCGAGAAAAAGCAACCTGTACCTAAGCGTGTCAGAAATGTCATCACTGGTAACATTTTTGAGTACGACCCTGTTTGGAAGGGCTTGCCTGACCTTGAAGTTATTGAGTGGGAGGATTGACGATGGCAACAACAAAGGTTGTGGACATCTTAGACAGAGCCTCGATCATTTTACAGGACAGCACCAACGTCAGATTCCCAAACTCTGAGTTGCTGAAGTTCTTTAATGACGCGCAGAAAGAAGTTGTTTTGCATCGCCCAGACGCGAAGATGGTCAACGAATCATTTTCTTGTGTTGACGGTAGCAAGCAGACTCTTCCGGCCGCGGCATTACGCTTGATCGAGATTGTTAGAAACGTAAATGGCAGAGCCATTACTCAAGTTGATCGAAAGATCCTTGATGAGACTCTACCTAACTGGCATGAAACAGCAGCCGGGACAAACAAGATCGAGCACTATATTTACGATCCTGCTGACCCTAAGCATTTCTATGTTTATCCGAAAGGCGCAGCAGGAAGTCACGATATGGAAATCGTGTATAGCTCTGCACCGTCAGACATTGCTGTTAGTAACTTTGATACTGACACTACGACGATCAGCCTAGATGATGTTTACGCAAACTGCATACTGGATTACATACTGTATCGTGCATATCAGAAGGATTCTGAGTACGCCGGTAACGCAGAAAGAAGCATGATGCACTACTCGTCATTCGCTAACGCTTTGGGTATTAAGACTCAAGCTGACAGCGCAACTACGCCAGTGCCAAATACTCCTGATAGGAACGCTGGGAGAGCTTAATGAAATACTCAGACCTCAATGTTCACATCCGAACCGAAGTTCAGGGTTGCCCTGACTTCATCATAGAGCGTGCAGTTCGTGATTCAGCGATTGAATTCTGTCGTAGGACAGACGTTTACATCCCTGAGCCAGAGTTCGTTATTGTGATCGGCGGGGTCAACGAGTATTCCGTTACTATCCCAACCGGGACCGAGCTTAATCACATCATCGACATCTTTGATAACCATAGGGCGTTGCAGCCAATTAGTTATAACGAGCTGCTGCGCCGTCTTGGCGATGAAACAGAAAGGGGCAAGCCTGCATATTACTCACAGCGTGATAACGCAGAGTTTTTTGTGGCACCCATACCTAATGACAGCGACTCCATTCGAGTCGTTTATTCTGTAAAGCCGACTTCGACCAGTACCAGTATCCCCGACACTATCGGTAAAGAGTATCGAGAGGCTCTCGTTCATGGTGCGTTGTTTAGGCTGCAAATGATGGCTGGGCATCCGTTCACAAATCCCAACATGGCGTCGGTTAACAAGAACCTCTTCGAGCGTGAAGTGGGTCGCACTACCCGTCAAGTTAAGTATGGATTTTCTGGCGGCACGCTCACATGTAAAGCGAGGGCGTTTATCTAATGGCTTACATAACGACTATCGATCTTGTTCAGGGCGATCAGTTGCCCGAGATAGAGCTGACCTTAAAAGACTCTAACCAAGCCGCTGCGGGTCTAACTTTAGACACAGACGACCCGTCAACATTTGCGGCGCTTACTCTTTCTGGTGGCTCTGTAAGAATGCGTCTACGCAAGGTTGGCCAGACCGCATTGATTGACACGCTTGTTGGAACTATTACTGACGGCTCCGCCGGCAAGGTCACTTTTGTTTTTGACAGCGACACTCTAGATACAACAGGCGTCTTGGAGGGTGAAATAGAATTTACTGACTCCGGGAGCAGAACTCAAACTGTGGTTGATCTAATTAAGTTTAAAGTTAGATCACAATTCGGGTAAAGACATATGGCGATCCATGCCGAGGTTAGATTCCGAAGGCTGGTCGCGAGTGCTACAAGTCGAAAGATATACGTTCAAGCGTCTAAACGTACCTTTGCGGCAGTTGTCTCAGAGCGAAATCTATACTTAGATACCAGCTATCGAGCATTAGCCCCCGAAATCAGCTATAGAAGACTACATGCGGCGCCAAACTGGCGCAGCCTTTTCTTGCACGACGTTCACGTCAATCCAGAAAGAACTATCTACTTTTTTGCTGACCAGTTTTCTTTTGCAGATACACCGTTACTGTCTATAGAGCCCTCTTACACTGACTCTTTCGTGTTTTCTGACGATACATTCTTTGATGTCGGCCGCTCTTTAAATGACCTAGAAGTATTGACGGATGCCGTTGTAAAGGCGATAGATAAAAACCCTACAGATGCATCTACCCTGACAGATGTTTTGTCGCATGTCATGGACTTCAGTCGACTCCATAGTGACGACGTCAGTGTTTTAGACAGTCAGGTTTTTGATGTCTCAAGCTTTGCAACTGACACATACACCACTATAGATGCCGCTGAATTTAGTATTGGCAGCTCTTTAATTGATAGTACGTCTCTATCTGAGACCTCCTTAATCAGCACGTCTAAAGTTTCTGAAGATACAGTCAGTGTTACTGAAAGTATCCAAACCAGTCCAAGCCTTAACAGACTTAACACTATAAGTGTTACCGAAGTACTCACAGCAACTAGAGATCCTTTTTCATTCGAGTTTACATTCGGCGATGGGTTCACCAACGTCTCTGGGTCTCCAGATGATCAGGTATCTTTTTCAGAAACGCAGTCATTTGACGTTGGGTTTGGTCTTCAAGACTTCTTTACCCTTGATGATTTCAACCAGATAGACAAAGAGGCAGGTGCCAACAAATCCAATGTTTACTCATTGCAAGACGAGCAAGCTCTGGCATTTGGAAAGCTTTCTGATGATTCCTTTGTTTTATCTGATTCGCCGGTCGCCTCAGTAAGCTCAGAAAAATCTGATACCTTTGCCATTGCTGAAGATGCGGACATTAGCGTTTCTAAAAGCAACACCGACTCCTATTCTTTGTCAGAATTCAGCCTAAGATCAGTTGGAAAGCTGTTACAAGACTCAACTAACCCCTTGACAGATAACGCGATTTTTGCATTTACCAAGAGCGCTTCTGAGAATATAATTGTAAATGAAGTGCAAGCTTTTTCTGTGTCCAAGCTTGCGCTAGATGGTTTAAACATATCGGACACACCCGTGCTGTCTCCACGGAAAGGTACTTCGGACAGTGTAACTATGGGTGACGTATTAGTTGCCCAAAGATTGGTAGCCAGCTCAGTCCTCAATAAAGGGGATTTGGGTTTCGTGCTACTAAACGCTGACTAAAGTGGAGACTCACAATGATCCAAGACGATCTTAAACTAAAGGGGCGGCTGGATATTGTCGTCACCTCTCAGGATGGTGTAATAAAGCAAAAAGAATCTGTTGAAAACTTAGTTGTTACAGCAGGTAAAAGCTTTGTCGCATCAAGAATGGCCGGAAGCTCTGCCAGTGTAATGAGCCACATGGCAATTGGAACCGACAATACAGCTGCCTCTGCAAGCGACACGGCCCTTGGGTCCGAATCCGCACGCTCCGCGCTAACCAGCACTACCGTAAATAATAACGACGTAGTCTACGTTGCCAGCTTTGCAGCTGGAGTTCCGTCGACCTCCGCAGTTATTACCGAGGCCGGAATATTTAACGCGAGCAGTAGCGGTACCATGCTTTGCCATACTGTATTTGGATCAATTTCAAAAGGTACTAGCGACAGTTTGACTATCACTTGGACGGTATCTGCCTCCTAAGTCATTGATCTAAAGAGGTTTATATATGGCTGTCAAGTTTGCCAACCTCGCCAGCACCACGCTCGCGAGTGCTACTACAAATTCTGCTACTTCAATAACGGTATCGGATGCTTCGTCGTTCCCCTCTCTTGGGGGGAGCGATTATTTCTACGCCTCTATTGGCGAAGGAGCTGCTTCGGAGATCGTTAAGGTAACAGGCGTTTCGTCTAATACACTTACTGCAACTAGGGGCCAAGATGGCACCACTGCGGTGGCGCATTCTTCCGGAACTGTAATAGCACTTCGTGTAGTCGCTGCGGCACTTGATGACATAGCCTCGCAAGCCCAAACAGCCGCCGACACCGAATCGGTCTCCATCGCTGGGGATACGATGACGGGTGGTCTGACTCTGGAGAGCACCTTGCTTTCCAAGGGACACAGTTCAGGCGACAACTGGATGCCGTACATAGACGGCAACTTCTACATCAGAGCGCCACTAACGACTTTTGACAATAACGTACGTTTTTCCGATGGGAGCGGGGTCTTAGAGGTTTCTGGTGATAACAGCGGCAATCATTATTTAGAGGCTGGCAGCGGGCAGATCCGCATTCGCCCAAATGGCACCACCACCAATAAGATTGTTCTAGATTCTGCGTACATTAACGCCCCCGCGTATCAGGTGGCTGGCACAACCGTCATCGACTCTGATCGCGAAGGCTCTTTTGCAACGCGCGCTTCATTCGGAGGTATTGACTCCGATGGCAACAATGCTG